AGATCATCAGAAATTGAAAACATATGATATTGGATAAATAGAATTGAATATCGTCGCCGCAAGAGGGGCAACTGGCACAATCCAGTTGACGCCCCTCTTTTTTTGTGGTAGTATGAATGAAACTAGGAGTCCACATGAACCTGCACGTAATTGAACTTATAAACAGTGCCATTGTAGTAGCTGATATTGAAGAGTTAGATGAAGAACCATCCTGTTTTCTAAAAAATTGTAGAGAAGTTATAGAGAATGGTGAAGAAATTGAATTGAGAAAATGGCCTAGGTTTACTGATGAAACAGATACCTTGATTTATTCAAACAGAATTGTTACAATATCTACTCCGTCAGACGAACTAACCGCACTATACAAGAAAGTTATTAATTCATGAATTTTTATACAAACGTTCAACTCGTAGGTGATCAAGTTCTCTATCGTGGATATGAGAATGGTGAACAAGTAATGTACAGAGATAGTTTTTCTCCAGTGCTATTTGTTCCATCCCAACAGAAAACAAAGTATAAAACTCTAGATGATCTATATGTAAAACCTGTAAAATTTGGTGGTGCTCGAGAAGCAAGAGAATTCATCAAAAAATATTCTGATGTGCAAAACTTTGATGTCTATGGATATGAAAGATTCTTATATCAGTATGTTGCTGATAAATTTCCTCAGGAAGAAATTAAATTTGATATGTCTCAGATGAATATCATCACACTTGACATTGAGGTTGAGTGTGAAAATGGATTCCCTGATGTTGAATCTGCTTCGGAATCTATTCTTTGTCTGACTATCAAAAATCTTAATACCAAAAAACTTGTAGTCTGGGGTACTAGAGAATTTGATAACAAGAGAGATGATGTTGAGTTTGTATATTGTTATGATGAGAAAGATCTCTTACATAAGTTTATAAATTTCTGGGTTCAAAATACTCCAGATATCGTGACTGGTTGGAATGTTTATTTGTATGACATTCCTTATATTTGTCGTCGTATTGAACGTGTGTTTACTGAAAAACACATGCGATCTTTGTCGCCATGGAATCTAATCAACTATCGTGAGTTTGTTGTTCAGGGTCGTAAACAGATTGCTTATGATCTTGGTGGTGTTTCCTGTCTAGACTATCTCGATCTCTATAAGAAGTTTACCTATACAAACCAGGAGTCTTATCGACTTGATCATATTGCATTCGTTGAACTTGGTCAGAAGAAACTGGATCATAGTGAGTTTGAAAACTTTAAAGCTTTCTATACTAACAACTGGCAGAAGTTTGTAGAATACAACATTATTGACGTGGAACTTGTTGACCGTATGGAAGACAAGATGAAACTGATTGAGTTGTGTCTGACCATGGCTTATGATGCAAAACAAAATTATGAAGATGTGTATTCCCAAGTTAAGACGTGGGACAATATTATTTTCAACTATCTCAAGAAAGATAATATTGTTGTTCCGCCAAAAATTATTCACCGAAAGGATGCAGCATATGCTGGTGCGTATGTTAAAGAACCTATTCCAGGTAGGTATGACTGGGTTGTCTCTTTTGACCTCAACTCCCTATACCCTCACCTCATTATGCAGTACAACATCTCGCCAGAAACGCTGGTGGATGAGAAACACCCAAGTGTGACTGTGGATAAAATTTTGAGTCAACCTGTGATGTATGATGAGAAGTATGCTCTTTGTGCAAATGGTGCTCAGTATCGTAAAGATTTCCAGGGGTTTCTACCAAAACTTATGGAGAAGATGTATAACGATCGTGTCATCTTCAAGAAGAAAATGTTGCAAGCAAAACAACAGTATGAGAAAACTCCTACAGTTGAATTGACAAAGGAAATTGCTCGTTGCAATAACATTCAGATGGCAAAGAAGATCTCTTTGAACTCTGCTTATGGTGCAATTGGTAATGAATATTTTCGTTATTTTCGAATCGCAAATGCAGAAGCAATTACTTTGTCTGGTCAAGTTTCGATTCGATGGATTGAAAACCGTATGAATGGTTACCTAAATAAACTGTTAAAAACAGAGGATGTCGATTATGTCATTGCTTCTGATACCGATAGTATCTATCTTAATATGGGTCCTGTTGTTGAAAGTATATACGGAGGGAGAAAGGCGTCTAATGAAAAGATTGTTAATTTCCTTGACAAAATCTGTCAGATGGAACTTGAAAAGTATATTGAAAGTTCTTACCAAGCGTTGGCCGACAAAGTAAACGCTTATGATCAGAAGATGCAGATGAAACGGGAGAATATTGCTGACCGTGGAATCTGGACCGCTAAGAAAAGATACATTCTAAATGTGTGGGATAGTGAGGGTGTTCGATATGAAAAACCCAAACTTAAAATCATGGGATTGGAAACTGCTAGATCTTCCACTCCATCTTTCTTCAGAGATAAACTTAAAAAAGCTTTTACAATCATCATCAACAATACCAATGATGATTTAATTAATTTTATTGAGTCTGTTAAAACAGATACTAGGAAACAAGAAGTAGAAAATATTTCTTTTCCTCGTGGTTGTAATGGTATTGACAAATATAAAAGTTCTTCAGATTTGTACAAAAAGGGAACACCTATTCAAGTTCGTGGTGCTATTCTATACAATCATCATATCAAGAAGAACAAACTTCAGTCTAAGTATCCGATGATTCAGGAAGGTGAAAAAATTAAATTCATCTACTTGAAATCTCCAAATCCAATCGGAGAAGATGTCATTGCATATTTTCAAACTCTTCCCAAAGAATTGAAACTAGATAAGTATGTTGACCATGACATGCAATTTACAAAGAGTTTTCTCGAACCACTAAAGAAAGTTGTTGAAACTATTGGGTGGCAAGTAGAGAAACGAGGATCACTTGAATCTTTCTTTGTTTGATGGTATAATTTTAAAAAAGGAGTATCTATGAGTTTTATTAAATCCGTAATTCCAGATCTGGAAAATGAATTTGCTTCTGTTGTTGAGGACGGTGTTGCTAGTGGTGATTGTGACATTTTTATCGATACTGGTAGTTACATCTTCAACGCTCTATTAAGTGGTAGTATCTATGGTGGACTTCCTGCAAATAAAATCACTGCTCTTGCTGGAGAATCAAGCACAGGTAAAACATTCTTCGCATTATCAATGGTGCGATATTTTCTGGAACAGAATCCGACTGGTGAAGTAATCTACTTTGAATCAGAATCTGCTATCACTAAGAAGATGATGAAGGAGAGAAATATTGATACCGCTCGTATTGGTCTGGTTCCTGTAACTACAGTTCAGGAGTTTCGTACACAATCTATCAAGATCGTGGATGAATATATGAAAGTTAAAAAATCTGATCGTCCACCTTTGATGTTCGTATTGGATAGTCTTGGTATGCTTTCTACATCCAAAGAAGTACAGGATGCTACTGACGGTAAGGAGACCAGGGACATGACCCGTGCTCAGGTTATCAAGTCTATCTTCAGGATCCTGTCCCTCAAACTAGGGACCGCAGGCATCCCTCTGATCGTCACGAACCACACTTATGACGTTGTGGGGTCCTACGTCCCCATGAAGGAGATGGGAGGGGGTTCTGGACTCAAGTACGCCGCCTCTACGATCATCTTTCTGTCTAAGTCTAAGGAGAAGGACGGTACAGAGGTTGTTGGTAATATCGTAAAGTGTAAGGCATTCAAGTCTAGATTCACAAAAGAAAACTCCTTGGTTGAAACTAGATTGTTCTATGATCATCGTGGACTTGATAAGTATTATGGTCTCTTGGAACTTGGTGAAAAGTATGGTGTCTTCAATAAGTCTGGTGGTCGTTATGAAATTAATGGTGTGAAGACGTATGCAAAAACCATTCTTGCTGATCCAGAAAAATATTTTACTCCTGAAATTATGCAAGCTTTAGATGAATGTGCTAAGAAGGAGTATAGTTATGGTTCATTTGAATGACCTTATAAAGGTCCATGGTAATGTTCTTAATAAGAATGAATGCAGACTTTTAATCGAAACATTTGAGTCTGCAGAAAATCTAGAAGAAATTGACAATAACGGTACGCCAAAATTTACACAATATAATTTAACTAAAAATATAAAATCACATAATAATCAGGTTCAATATCTTCATAATAAATTAGTGAAGATAGCTATGTCCCAAAGAGATAATTATTATAGATTTGTAGATAAAAGATGTTTTCCACAGAAACATGCTTTTGAACAATTTAGAATCAAAAAATACTGTGTCGGTAATGATGATAGGTTTGACACCCATGTAGATGTAACCGATTACGAATCAGCTAGAAGATACCTATCTTTCTTTTGGTATTTGAATACTATTGATGAAGGTGGTGAAACCGAATTTGATGAGTTGACAATCACACCAAAGATGGGTAGCATGGTTGTCTTCCCTCCCCTTTGGATGTTTCCTCACCGTGGTAACAAACCCATCAGTGGTGACAAGTATCTACTCAGTACCTATTTGCATTACGTATAATTATGAAGTTTGAACAAAAAATTCTTTCCAACCTTATCTTTGATGGGGACTACATGAGGAAAGTTATTCCTTTTATCAAGGATAATTACTTTGATGTGCTCTCGGAAAGAATTATTTTTACTGAGATCAATGAATATGTAATCAAGTATGATGACCTTCCAACTAAATCTGTGCTTGAAATTCAAGTCCAAAATAGGAATGACTTATCTGAAGAAGTATTCAAAGAATGCATGACTTGTATTCGAGATCTTCATGAGGAAAAGACTGATGAGAATTGGTTGATAGACACTACAGAGAAGTGGTGTAAAGAACGTGCTGTCTATCTTGCTTTGATGGAGTCCATCAAAATTGCAGATGGAAAGGACAAGACTAAGAGTCGTGATGCAATTCCTAGTGTTCTATCAGAAGCTTTGAGTGTGTCTTTTGATGATCATGTTGGTCATGATTATTTCAATGATGCAGATTCTCGATATGATTTCTATCATCGTAAAGAAGATAAGATTGAGTTCGATCTGGATATGTTCAACAAAATCACAAAGGGTGGACTTCCTAGGAAGACTTTGAATATTGCTCTTGCAGGAACTGGTGTTGGTAAATCTTTGTTCATGTGTCACCAAGCCGCATCTTGTTTGTTGCAAGGACAGAATGTTTTGTATATCACTTTGGAGATGGCGGAAGAAAGAATTGCAGAACGTATTGATGCAAATCTTTTTAACATGGATATCAAAACTTTGGTGGATCTTCCCAAACCAATGTATGACACCAAGGTTAATAAGTTGGTAAACAAAACAAGGGGAAGACTTATCATCAAAGAGTATCCTACTGCTAGTGCTCATGCAGGACATTTCAAGAGTCTTTTGAATGAATTGTCTTTGAAGAAAGGTTTCTCTCCTGATATTATCTTTATTGACTATTTGAATATCTGTTCATCCAGTCGATTTAAAGGTACGATTGTCAACTCATACACTTTCGTCAAAGCAATTGCAGAAGAACTCAGGGGTCTTGCTGTGGAATATGATGTACCTATTGTGTCTGCAACTCAGACAACTAGAACTGGTTATGGTTCTTCTGATGTCGAGTTGACTGACACTTCAGAATCATTTGGTCTTCCTGCAACTGCAGACTTTATGTTTGCTCTAATTTCTACAGAAGAACTAGAGGAAATGAATCAGTTGATGGTGAAACAGTTGAAGAACCGTTACAATGATCCGACCATGAACAAACGATTTGTGATTGGTATTGACAGGGCGAAGATGAAGTTGTATAATTTGGAGGACAGTGCTCAAATGAACATTGTTGACTCAGGTCAGGAAGAAGAAGATTACACTGACCGACTAGATAAAAAATTCCGTAATTTTGATGGTTTCAAAGTATGAGTAAAGTTGTTGACCTTTTCGATCCCGACACTGGTGCTACTCTGGAGAATGTTCCAGTTGCAGAACCAGAAGTTAAAGTTGACTACGATCGATATTTCAATTTTGTAAACGAGGTAACTTCCGACGCATCTCGTTATACCGATAGTTTTATTGAACGTATTGGTGAACTCCAAGAACAAGGTGTTGATGTCCAACGTCTCTTGACTGCTGGTGTTGGTATTGGTGCTGAAGGTGGTGAGTTTACTGAGATCGTCAAGAAGATTTGTTTCCAGGGTAAACCCTACAACGAAGCAAATCGCGAACACATGATTGTCGAACTTGGAGATGTCATGTGGTATGTTGCACAAGCCTGTATGGCACTTGGAGTTTCCCTCGATGACATCATTATCCGAAATGTTAACAAACTGTCGGCGCGCTATCCAGAAGGTGCGTTTGAAGTATTCCGATCTGAGAACCGACGAGAAGGAGATATCTGATCCTGGTATCAGAGAAGCTCTAAAACAAACACTCATTGGGTTTTCTATAGATCCAAGAGTGTTAAGAAAGAAATAAATAGAGGGGAAGAACTCCCCTCTTTTTTAATGAACTATGGAGAACAGGTAGTTGCTTTTGTTACAGCATTCAAAGATTTTGAACATACTACAGTCAAGAGTGCTAGCAGGAAGCAAGTAACAGTTATAGTAAGGGATAGTAATAGATCCACCACACAAAACTCTGTCGAGAGTGCTTTGAAGAAAAATGGATTTTCTTCGAACCTAGTGACCAGAGAAGTGGTAGGATCTTCTACGTTCCCTGCTACTGTTGTACAGATGAAAAATTCCAAAGGAATCATCATCTATAAACCAAAGAAAGGTGGTGGTTCTGGTGCTGGTGCTGCACAAACAAAATTAGCGGAATGTTCTCAGTGTTTGTATGCATCTTTGGCATTCAATGTCAAGGGTGGTAAAATAGATGCAACAGATATCTCTCTACCAAATTTCAAGAAAGCTGCAAAAGGTATTGATGTAGATGAGTTGTTTGAAAGTATGACAAACAACTTAGATGATGAGTGGATAAAGTCTTCTATTGAAGGCGCAAATATGTTGTATGGAAAGTATGGTGGTTCAGGATGGAAATTTCATCGTGGTAGTTCATCTGTAGCAATAATTGAAAATCAATTCAAAAAATTAAACAGACTAGAGAAAGAGTTTAGTAATTTAAATAAGTGGAGTCCTGCGGATATATACATGACAAAGGGCATGACTGCAGTCGATTGGAACAAGATAAAAGGAACCAAGACTATAAAAAGTTTAAATGAAGTTTTGGTTGAATTTATTAATGATGAAAAACTAATTGGTGTTTCCTTGAAGAAAATTGTTGGTAACGCCAAACCATTTAAATTCTACAATCTAACCAGTGACAGAAATGTAGAGGACATTGGATTTCATGGTGCAGTGATATCAAAGACAGGTAATCCATTTTCTAGTATTGATGTTTATATAAATTGGAAATCTGGACGTGGTAACGAAATTCAATTCAGAACTACAACTGGACAAGCAAAAGGTTGGCAAGGAGAAATTAAAGGATCAAATGCAAACCAAGGAAAGATATCTTTTGGTCCTGTAAATACCGTATTAAAACAGTTTGGTATAAGTGATTTACCAAACTATACTTCTTCTACAAGATTATCATCTGAGTCTCTAGCAAAAGAAATTTTCAGGGACTTGGAAAAAATTGGTGGGGTCGCGGTGGACGAAAAAACTTTTGTCACATCAGCCCTTGCAATGGAGGACAAATGGCAGTATAGTAAGTATACAGGAATAAAACTCGCGAGGACGATCGTTGACCAGTCACCAAGTGATAGAGACAAGTTGGTTCAGGCGTTGTACTTATATGCAAACTCACAGTCTCCTCTCTCTGGTCCTTACGGTAAAATAGAATAATGGCAAAAAACACTCACCTAGAACACCTTGAAGATGATATCCTCAATCTTGGATCTGAGGGTGGTAAGTCTGCGATCAATTTTTTAAAGTCCTTGGGTCGTATGCTTTCCCAAGGTGACAAAAATAAATCCATGAAGATTACCACTAAGTGGGATGGCGCTCCTGCAATTATATGTGGCATCGATCCTACATGGGAAACTTTCTTTGTTGGTAATAAATCAGTATTCGCTAAAACTCAACCTAAGATTTGTTACTCTGAAGATTCTGTAGATGAATATTATCCTACTGGTGGACTTAATCAAATTCTGAAGGATTGCTTTAAATATCTTTCTAAGTTAAATATTAAAGGTGTCATTCAAGGAGATCTTCTCTTCACTGAAAACACTAAGACAGTTGCTAACGTTGGTGGAAAACGTTGTGTGATATTCACTCCTAACACGATTACATATGCGATCCCCCTTGATACAAAACTTGGTCAACGTGTTAACAATTCTAAAATTGGTATTGTTTTCCATACCACTTATTCTGGTACTTCTATGGAAGGGATGTCTGCAGGATTTGGTGTCGATGTATCTCCGTATCAGGGACATAATGATATTGCTGTTTTCTCTTCCGACTTCAGTGACGCAAGTGGTTCTGCAAACTTTACTCCCCAAGAACTGACTAAGTTTAGTTCTGCAGTAAATCGTGCGGAGGGTTCTCTTCGTCAAGCATCTAAGTTCCTTGACGTTATGAAGGGATCCGATCGTTATGCTTTCAATGCGATCTTCAAACAATTCTTTAATACTTATATTCGTGGTGGTCGTGCTATTCCTTCTACGAATAAAGTTGTTGGTGACTTTGCACGATACTATTCTGAATTGATTGACAAAGAAATCCAGAAGAAGAAAACTCCCGCTGCACAACAGAAGTGGACTAAACTTAAGGATGATGGTTTGAAATTTATCGCTGCAAACCAAAGATCCATCTACATGACTGTTGCATCATATAAGAATTTGACAGAAGCAAAACTGATGGTCATCCGTCAACTAGAGAAAGTAAAAGATATCGGTACGTTTATTAAAGACGGAAATGGATATCGTGTTACCGCACCAGAAGGATTTGTTGCGATCAAATCTGGTCGTGCTATGAAACTGGTTGATAGACTTGAGTTCTCGGTCGCTAACTTTACAGTTGATAAGAACTGGGACAAATAAATAGTTTATAGCTTAACTTGCGTTTAATTTAATGAAATCTCTTAGCAACTTTTTTGGTGAAGCGAGGACAAAAGCAGGATTAGAAGCGGAAAAGAAAGGTTTAACACACACTGGTAAAGGATATTACGCAGATACCAAAGGTAACATTGTTGCTAAGTCTGAAGGTGGTGGTCAGAGACTATCTTCAGTATCTAAGGCTGAGATCCAAAAGATGGAAAAAGGTGAACCATTAAATGGTCCTAGTTCCGTTGCAGATGTACAAACTCTTCAACAGTTTGCTGCTAAAGCAAAACAAGCTCAACAACAACCTGCTGCTGAAACTCCGTCACAAGAAACAAAGAAAGACGAAAAGAAAGATGATGGTTCTCAAGTTCCTAGGAACGAGGGTGGACCTTCTATTGTAATTACTTTCGGTCGTTTCAATCCCCCACACATCGGTCATTTAAAACTGATGGATACAGTTGCTGATGAAGCATACAAGGATGGATCTGACTATATGATCTATCCAAGTCATAGTCAGGATGCAAAAAAGAATCCATTTGATCTTGCAACCAAACATAATGTTATGAGTACGATGTTCCCACATCATGCAAATAATATTTCAGGTGATTCTAATTCTGGTAGAAACATCTTTGATGTTCTAAAAGATTTACATGGTAAAGGTTATGATAATGTCAAGGTTGTTGTTGGTGATGACCGTGTAAAAGAGTTCTCTAATATCACAAGCAAGTATAATGGTAAGACATATAACTTTGGTAAACTGGATGTTATTAGTGCTGGTGCAAGAGATGAAAAGTCTGATGATGTAGAAGGTATGTCTGCATCTAAGATGAGGAAAGCAGCAATGGATAATGATTATGATGCTTTCAAGAAAGGACTTCCAAAAGATCTAAAGGGTTCTGAAGCAAAGAGTATCTACAAACAACTTCGTAGATCAATGAACATTGAAGAAAGTTTGTGGGAAGTTGCTCCCAGATTAGATTATGAAAATCTTCGTGAGGAATACTTCCAAGAAAACATTTTTAATGTTGGTGATATTGTTGAGTGTTTGAATACTGGAATTGAAGCGGAGATTATTGTTAGGGGTTCTAACTATGTGATTGTTTTGGATGAACATGGAGAGACATTCAGACAATGGTTAGACAATATTACTGAGAAGGCACATTGGGAAGTTGGTACTGATGTATATCGTGCCGCATTGCAAGCTTTAACACCAGGAGAGAAGGTACAATCGTTTACTGGTAAATCTGTACCAGAACCTGGGACTCCTCCAGTCACACAATCTGTAAAGAAAAAGACCACTAAATAGTACTAAAAAGAGAAAATCCTATTATGGACATTAAAAACGTAGCCTCTTATTTGGCTTTAGAACCCTCTCAACTTATTCGTGCGGAAAGATTTCTTGAGCAAGGTCTCGGTATGTTTGACCGCGATGAGGAATTGACTGAAGCATATTTGAAGGAACACCTTGCTGGTGAAACTTTAAAGTATGCTATGCAACTACTAGATGAATCCACCACTTCATATATGGGTGTTCAGATTCATAATCAAGGTGGTAAGTTCAGTGCTCCTACTGCTGGTGTTTATGGTTCTGGTTCTAGACCAGAACTAAAGAAAAAAATTAAAGAAAAGATTCTCAAAAGAAACGAAAGAGAAAACAAAGCAGCTGCTTTGAAGAAGGAAGAACTTGAGTTGCAAGAAAAGAAAATGTCGAAGGCTGCTCATAAGAAAGCAGCTAAAGCTGGTAAGCGTTGGCAGGATTCTGATGGTGATGGTAAGTGGTACGAACCAGGTGAAGACGTAAAGAAAGAGTCTGTTGAAGTTGATGAAGAACTTCAGATGAAGGGAAAGAAGAAGGGTAATGTAGTTATCAATCCAGTTGTTAAGACAAAGGTTGATGAAGACGCAGACGCTTCCAAGAAGATGCAGATTCAGAGAAAGCAGTTGATGCTTAACAGACAAAAAGTTGCACTTCAACAGAAAGCAACAACTCGTAAGAAGTCTGCTGACATGCATTTGGAATCAACTGAAGATCTCCAGGAAGTTGATGTAACAACTAGATCTGTACAGTATGGTGCGGAGATTGAAGACACTACTATGAAACCAAAGAAAGAGAAGAAGTCACTCAAAGACTTCAAAAAACTTTCTATGGGTAGAACTAAGTCAGAGTCTGTTGAAGAAGTAGAAGAGGTTGATGAAAGCCTAAAGCAAGCACGTAAGAATGTTGGTGCTGACAAGTGCTGGAAAGGTTACAAGGCAAAAGGAACCAAAATGAAAGATGGTCGTCAGGTTCCTAACTGTGTAAAGGAAGATGAGGCTATAGAAGAAGGAAAAAAGGGCCTTTGGGATAATATTCACGCCAAACGTAAACGTGGTGAGCGTCCTGCTCGCCCAGGTGAGAAAGATTATCCCAAGACTTTAAACGTAGAAGATAAGGAAGAGTTTGAGATGGATGAGGCAACTTATCCTCAGGATTTCAAAGGTGGTCCTGTAGCAAAAAAGAAAACAGGTAAACCCAATGCTCAGGGTGACTATGGTAAGAAGGACATCAATGAAGAGGATGCAGATCGTTTGAGAGATCGCCGCATGGAACGTGGTGGTGTTGATGGTAATACTAATTACAGAAAAGCACCTAAACCTACTAACACTGCTGGTAAAAAGAAACCTTATGATGGTATGTCTGCAATGGACAAAGTGAAAGCAGATATCCGTGCCAAGTATGGTCACGGTGCTATCATGGATACGAAAAAGAAGTGATACTAAATAGTGTGGCTCGCGTTTGAGGCACGCTATTATGTTATCCGTTTTACTACCACTAGCATCAAAAATTGTTGATGCTGCTATTGCTAAGATTCCTGATGATGCGGAACTTGGCGAGAAATTGATTGAAATCTGTTTACATATTTTAAGAAAGGCTGTCACTCTTACAAAGACTGACATCGATGACCAGCTACTTGCTGTTGTCGAAAAAGCAATTCTTACTAGAGAAGAAACACCTGCAGAATAGTAACTTAGGGGGCTTACGCCCCCTTTGTTATAAATAATGTATAGGAATACAAACTTATAAGGAGACCAATGGCAATTTTTGGAACCATCGATGCCGCAACTTTTTCCAACAATGTAGGTGTCACAATTAACGACGCTACCGTCACTAAGAACGCCGCTGATACAGTTGCGGAAGGTGATGTTCTAGAATTGGGTGGAGTTGCGTATATCGTCAGAACAGTATCAAGTACAACTTCAATCGAACTGCATAAAGCATATGCAGGTTCTACTAACAACGCACTCTCTGGTGCAGTAAGACGTACTCCACCTAAAAAGGTTGCTGAATTTGTAATTAAAGGTGGAGATTCAATCACTGACTATCAACTAGTTTTTGTTGATAACACTGAGGATGGTATTGCTGCTAACAAGACTCGCGGTATTTGGGGTCCTGGTTGGTGGTTATATAGAACATACACTGACGTTTCAGGTAGAACTCGTCACAAAGCAGAATGTCTTGCTGTAACACAAGCAACCGCAGCAGCTGCTGGTGATGATGCTGATGATACAATCGCAGCAGATGTTGCTGAGACCATTACTATTGGTACTCAACCTGCTAACCAGAATACATCTTCTGGTGCTGCAACATTCAGTGTTGCTGCAACTGCATCTGCATCTGGTACTCTTGCATATCAGTGGCAGAAGAGAACCAGTTCCTCTGGTCGCTTCTCTAATGTCTCTGGTGCAACCAGTGCATCTCTCGCGTTGACTGGTCAGACTGCTGCTGCAACTGGTAACCAGTACAGAGTTAAGATTACTACCTCTAAGGGTGCTGCTGAAGTTACATCTAATGCTGCAACTCTAACATTTGTTTCCTGATGATTAGTTGATACATGAAATTTACTGAGTTGAATGATGATAATTTTTTATTATTTGCAATAAAATATTATGACAACCCCCAATGTTCAACAAGAGATGATTTTTATGAAGATCTGAAGAGGTTTAAATATATAAAAAGACTTCTTAAAAAATATATAAAGAGTGGAGATCTCAAAACTCATCTTTTGTTGAATCATATAATTATAATTTATAATATATTTGGTGATGCTGGAACTCCTCTCTTGTTTTATAAACTTGAGAAAGAGTATTGGTCTGCGCTAAAATCTATTTTAATTTTCTTATCAAGAATAGATGAGAATGATTTAACTAATGTTATTATCGATCAATATTGTTTAGAAGAGTTAAATAAAATATGATGGACAAAAGTTACGTACAAGGAATGTGGGAAGATTCCATAGCCAATAGTGTGACTGGTGGAGCTATAGCTGGTCTCCCACCAGATGAACCTCCTGTATATAGAAAAAAACAGAAGAAAAAGTATGATGGTAGACGTAAAGATGTTCGTGAATTTGTAAGTAAACTACTAAAGAAAAGAAAGCAAAGAGAAGAAAAAAAGTCAAAGAAAAAATCTTGTGAGTGTTCTCATACTTTAGAAGAAGAACTTGCAATTCTTCAAGAGAGTGGTGGTAAAGTAATTGACCAGTTAAAAAAGATTGCAATGTCTGGAGGAACTGGTACTGTAAAATTTGATGATGGATCTGGTCAACCAGTAGAACCCGCAGAAGCTGGAAAGATAGTAAATCTATATCAAAACTTGAACGCCAGTAATAGAGTAAAGATGATTAAGTCTATTAATTCTTCTACAAGTGCTTACGAAAAAGTAAAAGCATTCGCACAATCAAGGACTTAAAATGGCGTTTTTTAATTCCGATAAAAAGTTAGCAGTTTTAGAAAGTAAATTTGATATCTACGAAAACGTATCCAAGGAAATGTTGGATAAGTTAGATCGTGCTGTAAACACTATATCGGAGAATAGTAATAGAGTCGCTGTAATATTAGAAAGACATGAAGGAAAATTGAATGATAGTGCAAAGACAGATGAAATTATCATTCAAATGATAGATGAACTTAAAACACAAAACTCCAAGGAACACGAATTAACAAAAGAGAGAATAGAAAAGATAGAAGTAAAAATACAAGAACTTTCGAAATTTAGATGGATTACGGTTGGTGTAGCAACTGCTGCTGTAATAATAATTAAGAGTGCAGATTTCTTTGGTTCTATCCTAAAGTTGCCTAGCACCCCCTTGACGAGTCAAACAACCCATGGTATGATGCATGTAGTGCAGACTCCATCGAATGTCCTACATTGATATCAAATATATCACTGCTGTATCTCCTCGTTTAGAAAAGTTTTCAAAGAAGAAAGATTATCTCTATAATTTCAGATGCCCTTATTGTGGTGATTCCAAGAAGAACAGGAATCGTGCAAGAGGGTTTTTCTTTCGCGTGAAAGGAGATATGGTTTATAAGTGTCACAATTGTGGTGTTGGTAGAACTCTAACTAATTTTTTGAAAGACATTGATGTGAATCTCCATGATCAGTATGTAATGGAGAAATTTAAGAATGGATTGACTGGCAAAGGAACTACAACGCCAACTCCAAAGTTTGAATTTGAAAAACCAAAATTTAAAAAATCAACATCTGTAAATCTTCAAAAGATCTCCGAACTAAATAAAGAACATCCTGCAAGACAGTACTTACAAAATAGAAAAATAGAAGATTTAGATAGATTTTTTTACTGTCCCAAATTTAAAGAATGGACAAACAAAATTTCTCAATCGCAAGTATTTGCAGATACGAGAATTGATGGTCCTAGGATTATTATTCCACTAAGGGATAGGGATGGAACAATGTTTGGATTCCAAGGAAGATCAATTTCTCCTGGTGAAAAACTCAGGTATATTACTATCATGCTTGATGAATCAAAACCAAAAATTTATGGTTTGGATACTGTAAATTCTACAAAGGATGTTTATGTCACAGAAGGACCATTTGACAGTCATTTCATTACCAATGCTATTGCTATGTGTGGTAGCGATGTTGACCTTAGCTCTTACGATTATCAGTTCGTATACGCCTTCGACAACGAACCGAGAAACCGAGAGATCATTGCTCGAATTGAAGCTACGATTAAAAGAGGCAACAAGGTAGTCATTTTTCCGAGTGATGTAAAAGAAAAAGATATAAATGATATGGTATTGGCTGGACGAGATGTAGAACGTATGATAGAATCAAATGTCTATCAAGGTCTAGAAGCAAAACTTAAACTGAACAACTGGAAAAAAGTATGACGAACGGAACAAAAGTACAGAAGCGACATGGTGGACTAGAGCCTCTAAATCTAGATAAAATTCATGCGATGGTTGAATGTGCTTGTGATGGTCTTGCCGGAGTGTCTCCATCTCAAGTAGAAATTAATTCTGGTATTCAGTTTTATGATGGTATTACTACCAATGAAATTCAAGAAATTCTTGTAAGATCTGCCAGTGATTTGATTAGTCTTGATAATCCTAATTATCAATTTGTTGCTGCTAGACTACTATTGTTTGGATTGTATAAGCAAGTGTTTGGTGATGGATGGAAGGATGGGTTTCCTAACCTTTCTAAACATCTTTGGGATAATTCTGGTAAAACTGGAATCTATGATAGTGATTTGCACTTTAAATATTCTAGAGAAGAGTGGGAGAAACTTGATAACTATGTAGATCACCATCGTGACTATTTGTTTACATATGCTGGATTACGGCAAGTTGTAGATAAATATCTAGTACAGGATAGGAGTACTGGACAGGTATTTGAGACACCACAGTACATGTATATGTTGATTGCCGCAACCTTGTTCCAGGATTATCCAAAAGAAACGAGACTGGAGTATGTCAAAAAATACTACGACGCAATCTCACGACACAAAATCAACATTCCCACACCTATCATGGCAGGGGTTAGAACTAAGCTTCGACAATTTGCTAGCTGTGTTCTTGTTGATGTTGATGACTCCCTCGATAGCATCTTTAGTTCTGATATGGCTATCGGGAGATATGTTGCTCAAAGGGCGGGCATCGGTATCAACGCAGGCAGAATCCGTGGCATCAACAGTAAGATCCGAGGCGGAGAAGTTCAACACACAGGTGTTGTACCTTTCCTTAAAAAGTTTGAATCAACTGTCCGCTGCTGTACACAGAATGGAATTCGTGGTGGGTCAGCGACTGTCCACTTCCCAATCTGGCACCAAGAGATCGAAGACATCATCGTTCTAAAGAACAACAAAGGTACAGAAGACAATAGGGTAAGGAAACTTGACTACTCAATCCAGATTTCAAAACTTTTCTACGAACGTTTCATTAAGAATGAAGAGATTAGCCTCTTCTCACCGCATGACGTACCAGGTCTGTATGATGCTTTTGGTACTGATGCATTTGACTCTCGCTATGTGGACTATGAATCAGATAAGTCTATTCCAAGAAAGACTGTCAGGGCGCAAGAACTATTTTTGGATATCTTAAAGGAACGTGCTGAGACTGGTCGTTTGTATATTATGAACATTGACCACTGTAATTCACATTCTTCCTTTAAGGATAAGGTGAGTATGTCTAATCTGTGTCAAGAGATTACTCTACCAACAGATCCACTCCAACATATTGACGGTGACGGTGAAATTGCCTTGTGTATTCTTTCTGCCGTCAACGTTGGAAAGTTGAAGAATCTAGATGAACTGGAGAATCTTTGTGACCTTGCAGTTCGTGGTTTGGAAGAACTAATTGACTATCAAGATTATCCTGTAGAGGCAGCAAAGAAAAGTACACTTGCTCGTCGTTCACTAGGTGTTGGATTTATTGGTCTCGCACATTATCTTGCTAAAAACAATGTTAAGTATGATGACCCATCATCATGGGAACTTGTTCATAAACTTACTGAATCATTCCAGTATAATTTACTTAAGTCATCCAATGAAATTGCTAAAGAAAAAGGTGCATGTGAATACTTCTCTCGCACAAAATATGCTGATGGAATTCTTCCAATAGATACATATAAGAGTGACGTTGATGAAATCGTAAAACCAGAATACAATTATGATTGGGAATCTCTTAGAGTATCTATCACCACCCACGGTTTACGGCACTCAACACTGTCCGCTCAGATGCCATCAGAGAGCAGTTCCGTTGTGTCAAACGCAACAAATGGAATCGAACCACCTAGAGCCTTTTTGTCCGTTAAAAAAAGCAAAAAGGGACCGCTCAAACAGATCGTTCCTCAGTACGGTAGTCTCAAGAATAATTACACTCTTCTCTGGGACATGAAATCTAATGAGGGATATGTTAAAATTGTATCTGTGATGCAGAAGTTCTTTGATCAAGCTATCAGTGGAAACTGGAGTTATAACCCAGAAAACTATTCTGATAATGAAGTGCCAGTATCTGTGATGGCACAAGACTTACTCAACACATATAAGTATGGATGGAAAACCTCTTACTACCAAAATACATATGACGCAAAGAAAGACTTAGATGAACCCGAAACAAAAGATGATCAATTAATTGGTCAACTGTTGAAGGAAATAGAAGGAGCAGAAGACTGCGAAAGTTGCACAATTTAAGGAGAAACTAAATGGAGTTCATCAAAGAAACAAAAAAATCAATCGAAGGGATGACAGTTTTTAATTCAAATAAAACTGATCTTAAGAAACAACCAATGTTCTTTGGGGCTCCTTTAGGAGTCCAAAGATATGACACTTACAAGTATCCTATCTTTGATAAGTTGACACAACAACAGTTAGGATATTTTTGGAGACCAGAAGAAGTATCACTACAGAAAGATCGTGCGGACTATCAGACACTACGCCCAGAACAGAAGCACATTTTTACCAGCAATCTTAAATACCAGATCATGCTGGATTCTGTACAAGGGCGTGGTCCTGGGATGGCTTTTATGCCATACTGCTCACTACCTGAACTTGAAGCTTGTATGACTATCTGGGAAACTATGGAAATGATCCATAGTCGTTCTTACACATACATCATTAAGAATGTTTACTCTGATCCTTCAGAAGTATTTGATACTATTCTAGACGACAAAAAGATTCTAAGTCGTGCAGAAACTGTAACTAAAGCATATGATGAGTTGATTGCAATGGCTCATCAATATGACACTGGTAATATGTGGAAGACGGACTTTAAAGATTCTCCTACAGCAAGATGGGAGGCAAAAGAACTCAAACGTAAACTATATCGTGCAGTTGTAAATGTAAATATCCTTGAGGGTATTCGTTTCTATGTTTCATTTGCATGTACATTTGCTTTTGGTGAACTCAAACTCATGGAAGGATCTGCAAAGATTATTTCTTTGATTGCTCGTGATGAAAGTCAACACCTAGTAATTACTCAGAACATTCTTAAGAATTGGGCGAATGGTGATGATCCTGAGATGTTAGAGATTATGCAGGAAGAGGAAGAAAATGTATATCAGATGTTTAGATCTTGCGTAGACGAAGAGAAGGAATGGGCAGAGTATCTGTTCAAGGATGGATCTATGATTGGTCTGAATGCAAAACTACTTGATTCTTATGTTGAGTGGATTGCTAATCGTCGCATGAAAGCTGTTGGTCTAAATCCAATTTATGATATCCCTGCAAAGAATAATCCTCTACCTTGGACAGAACATTGGTTGAACTCCAAGATGATGCAGAACGCTCCTCAAGAAACTGAGATTGAATCTTATGTTATTGGAGGTATTAAACAGGATGTTAAGAAAGATACGTTCGCTAATTTCCAGTTATGACCAAAGATTTTGGGAGTGGTTGGAGGGCCCGCGCAATAGCAGACCCTCTGTTAACAGACAAACAGTGGACTCTATTAAATCTAGGTCCAACCAGTCTGTCAGAAGCATTCCAATTACAAGCAATAAAATGGAAATACCAGATCCGTGGGATTAGGGAGTCGTAAGACTCCCTTTTTTTGTATCTAAATAAAGGTGGTAAGGTATAAGTTTATGTTGTCAACAGAGTATCGTTTGCGGATGGAATATATCTGCAAACGGATTGCTAATAATGAAGAGGTTCAGATAAGCGACATGATCTGGGCTCAGAAACTAGCTAAAGCGAATAGATCAGCAGAATCAATGTTGCGTATGGCTAGAAGACAATCGACGCTTCCAGACGCGCCTGAAGGTGGCTTAGACGATTTTATGAATAGGATGGACTTGGGCGATCCAGATCCATCCAATCACAGAAAAGGGTTTAGTGGAGCTGATGAAATTGTTGACTGGTTTAGACAAGAAAAATCTGATGACTGGAGACAAAGGGATTGACAAGTATCTAATATCTCAGTAAAATAACTCTGCCAGGGTTGAAAGGGAAATATATAGCTTATACTTAAGACTATAATATGAAACCTCAGAGTGCAAAAGCTAAGGGAAGAAATCTGCAGAAGTGGGTTAGACAACAATTAATTGAAAGATTAGATATTCATCCAGAAGACGTAGAGTCTAGATCTATGGGAGCTGGTGGTGAAGATTTAATTATGGCACGTGCTGCTCGAGAAAGGTTTCCACATAGTATTGAGTGTAAGAATGTGGAGAAACTAAATGTGTGGGAAGCTTACGAACAAGCTAAAGCTAATTGTGGTAAGTATGAACCAATTGTTGTTATGAAAAAAAATCACAAAAAACCATTGGTAGTTGTTGATGCTGAATACTTTATTGAACTATTTGAAGATAAATAGAACGCCTCGTTTCTTATCAATGGAGTCTAATCCAAAGAAGAAAGAGGAAACCAAAAAGGAAAATAAATTTGAATGGGCTGATGAAGGGGTTTCTACCCTGGTGCGTGTTATTATTCTTGGGTGGTCAGCAGCAATACTGACTCTTAATTATGTAACTGTTCCTGGTATTCCTCAAAAAAATATCGATCCAACGTTTATTGCCTCTGTCTTTACAGGTACGCTAGCTACTTTTGGCGTTGTGCCTGCTAAGAAAAAAGAAGAAAAATCTGAAGAAAAGAAAGATGAAAAAATTTCTTAGTGCAATCGTTCTAATTCTCACAATTTTTGTTGCTGGTCCTGCATGGGCAGTTGATGTTCAAATGGGTTCCAGTGGTAATCTAGTGTTTGATCCTGCAGAAGTTACTATTTCTGCTGGTGAATCAGTTCATTTTGTAAATAATATGTTACCACCACATAATGTTGTAGTAGAAGATCATCCAGAACTTTCACATGAAGCATTAGCAATGATGCCTGGTGAAGAGTTTGATGTTGCTTTTCCTACTGCAGGTGACTATACATACTGGTGTGGTCCACATAAGGGCGCTGGTATGATTGGTACTGTACACGTTGAGTAAATTAAAATGCAAAAAGTAATTAATGTTATTGCACTTCTATCGGGACTGACCTCATTGGCAGTTATCGGTGGGAGTGTTTATGTTATTGTGAATCAAGAAGCATGGCAGGAAAGAGCTAGAGAACGTTTAACTGAGGTTATTACCGAAGGTGTTACTAGATCTCTTCCTGGTCTTTTAGATTCAGCTATTCCAAAGGTGCCAGAAGTTACTGGACCTGCTATCCCTAAACTACCATGAGTTTATACAACCACGAAAAAGAAGATTCTATTGCATCAGAAACAAAGAAACCTTCTGGATGGAAAATAATTATCACCACTGCTGGTGCATTATTCGCTATCTCACACTTAGGTCTTCTGGGTTATCTGATTGACAGGAAAGCGGAACCCCCGACAGTTCCTACAATTAATCTTCCTCGTGGTCCTTACTCATCGTATAAAATTGAAGCCGGTAAAGATGGTTATACTATCGAATACCGTGCAAATGATCCCAAAGTCTTAGAGTCCAGTAGTTCATTAGATCTTGATCGTGAAAAGAAAGGACTCTTTGGCGGAGGATCTGAGACTCGTAGTGAATATCGTAGAGATCAATACACTATGGAAGGTGTTAGAAATATGGGAGGTGCAACAGGTGAAGTGGGAAAGATGAATGCTCAAAGCGCCGAGTGTATAGCGGCGGACGCTGGAGCACGGTCACAAGGTGCAATGGCAGGTAGTGCAATTGCTGCTGGTGTTGTTGTCCCTGCTGTCTCCAGTATTCCATATATTGGTTGGTTAGCTGGTGGTTGGGCTTTATTGTTAGGTCAACAAGCAGGATCTGAAATAGGATCCGAAGTAGGTAGTGCGTTTACTGATTGCTAATGGATATTCCTATTATTACTGGTGCGAGTATTGATATCAAAGATATTCGTGTTGATGATATTAAAACATATCGATATACACCACCATCAATTCCCACTGCACCACCAATAACTGTTGATATCGGTGTTCCTGTTGTAGACATTCCTGGATGTGTAGAGGCACATGAAACGAACAACGCCAAAAACAACGAAATCAAGTCTGATGACGAAAGAGGACTGGTTACGTATTGTGACGCTGGCATCCCTAGTTATAATCCTATTCAGTTTGAACCTGAACAGATGATTATGACGAGTCCTGCTCCTGTCCCTAAGACACAGACACCAGAGACTCCAGAAGTTCCTAAGACACCAGAAGTAAAACCACCTCCACCTAAGACAGTAAAGATAGAATGTCCTACTAAAGTACAGAAAGCACAAGAACCTGTAGGAACATATGTCAATGGGTTTAGAGAGGTTGTCACTGGTTACAAACTCATCGACAAGACTTGTGTCCAGTTAACAGAAAAAGTCCCGCTACCTCAACAGATAGTAGCGGGACTTCCTAGTGGCGGACAAGTAGTTCAGGTGGGAGGTGTTGCTGTTATTGCAACTACTTCGGCACTGCTTGCAAAACCTCTTGCTGATCTTTTGTTAAAAGCGGTGAAACCTGCTGTGAAGAAAGTGGTGAAGAAGGTTGCCGCGATAAGGGGTAAGACTCTCCCAACGAAGAGCTCAGGGGAGCGCCGAGCTGAGCAGCGTCAGATGAACCGCGCTGTGCGGGAACTTCGATCGGTGTTTCCAAGACAGAAGGTTCGGAAGGAATAGCGTGTACGTGTGGGTGAGTATGTCCTGGTGGATTATTAACTACGACATCAGCACACACAGAATAATATGGTGACTTGGGATGAAAGCGAATTCCTTTTAACATTAAATCGCCACAATTTTTAAGACGAGCGATCTCGAAGTCGAGTCTTTTATTAGCAACTAACTGTTGGTTTAGTTCAATCTGAGTTCGTGCTGCTTGTTTACATTGTTCTTGTAACTCTTTATCAAGTGGTGTGCTCCATGTCATGGAGAAACCAATACCAAGATTATAATTATCTTTCTGTCCTGTTCTTGTGGGAACTTGATAGAGAATATCGCCTGGATTATCGGGAGCGCCATCCTCGTCAATATCTCTCATATCATATACAGGAGAGTCATAGTATGCTTCATATGGTCTTGTGAAAGAACCACTACCTGTTACGTAAGGGGTGAAATTTCTAGTGGGTCCTTGACACTGAATTCCCCCTCCGTATGTGTTAGTGATGTATGGGCCTTGTAATACTTGTATCGCCTGATTTGTAACAGAACCACTAGAATTAGCAACAGGAGCAGCTGTTGCGCTAACACCGCCAACATTAGCCAGTGCTTGAGACGGGAAAAATACACTGGTAACACCTATTGCGAGAAGATTGAGGTAGTGTCTGTGACGCTTTGAATTTCTGTGGTTCTTTGAATAATCGTTTGGTTGCTTAGCCCAGGTCCTGAATACGTTTCTGTAAATTGAAACGCTGCTCCTGGTGTTGTTTGTGTGAACGTGGGTTTGTTTTGTACTCCTGTCCATGTCGATGTCACTCCATCAATAGTTACATTGTTTGTACCTGTCCCTGGGGAAAGGTTGCCATTAGCCGTAACACCACTACCAGTAGCTGAGTACTGATAACCAGTGTTGTAATCCATAGAGTTTATGGTTTCTGTAATTTTTTGTGTGGTCTCTGTATGGCTGGTCATTGAGCCTTGTGTAAAATTTGGCACAACTGGCACTGTGTGTCCAGGTTGCACCAAACCATGTATTACGCCAAGAACCAATCCGAGACCGATCGCTTCCTGTAATCTAGACATATTTATACTCAGTCGATAACGGTGATCTCGCTAACAAATTGACCTATTCCACTGGTTCCAGCTCCACCTGCGGTGATTGTAAGGACTCCAGCAGAGGTGACAGTTCCAGCAAGATCTCCAGCAGCACCTGCAGCGTATGAAGTGGTGTTAGAAAAGTTGGGCACTGTACCTACAGTCGCAGCACTAGTTGGGACTGCATCGCCTTGAGTATAAGATTGGCTAAAACTAAATGCTGCCCCAGGAGTATCTTGGGTTGCTGCAATAGTTCCTGGAGAATATACACCAGAGGTAATAGTACCAGCGGAAACTGTGTTTGCAGTGCTTCCATCCGTGGTATCAATATTTGAACCACTTATGCTGAAGGTAGAACCAATTCTGGTTGCCTGTGTTCTTGCAGCATCCACGGTAAGTTGAACACTGGAAGAGTGTTTAGATACTAAACCACCTGCTTGTACTGCAGATGATGTCATCAAAATCATTCCAAAAGCAAGTAATGCTCTGTTCATGGTTTGGAAAAAAATACGGACCTCTTTCTATTTAGATATCAAGACATTTTTTAAAAATCGAATGTTTAGGAATAAATATCTACAGATATATTTTTTCACTATGCCAACAGGAGAAATGAAAAAAATAGATATCTATGCAAGAGTACTTAAATTAAAAAACGATTTATCTCAAGGTGATTATAAATCAGAATGGGATAATTATGCTAAACTAAAGGCACATGCAGTTCTTAACGACGTATTGGATATTATAAATGAATATAGATACTGAGATACAAAAAATTATGGAGGCTATACGTCGAATGAAAAATGATGTTTTGATGGAAGAACCATGTCCGATTTATGAAGCGGACGAATCAGACTGGGAGGATTTCTGGTATGGACCTGATGCAGAAGATTAATGCAGTAACTTTAACTTTTACTGTTACTGTGTTGGATTACCTTTATCGTGGTCGTGATTTCCAACGATTCTGGGTGCTTGAGGAAATTGCTCGGGCACCTTATTTTGCATTCCTGAGTGTGTTACATTTAAGGGAATCTATGGGACTTCGTGGACCAGAACATGTATACTTGATGAAAGAGCACTTTGCACAATCTATCAATGAAACAGAGCATCTGGAATATATGGAAAGTCGGGGCGGTAATGCTTATTGGATCGATCGCTTTGTTGCCAAACACCTCGTCCTTATCTATTATTGGGTCAATGTGGTTTATTACTGGGTGGCTCCTAGGACTGCATACCACTTGTCTTATGAAATAGAAATTCATGCTGCAGAAACTTATGCAAAGTATCTTGCTTTAAATGGACATGATGACAAGATCCTTGAAATTTTAAATGATGAGTTAGATCACTCAAGAGAATTACATAATGCAATGGAGATGATCAAATGAAAAAGGATTGGATTTGGCAAGGTGGTCCAGTCGAACCACCTGAACGACTAACTAAAGCTGATGTACAGGAGATGATTGATGATGCTATACGAAAACACAATCGTAATGCTTCAATTATTTCAATGTGTGTTGGCTGGGTTGTTCTTGCACTTTTTGCTGAAGGTTTGCTTCGACTTATTGGAGTTATAGATCCACTCTTCCCATGGCTGAAAATCACGTTATAGAATGGATGGGGGTAATTGCCCTATTCTTTTTTGGTATAGCTATGATGTGTCAGGGACATTTTATTGTAACTGGCAAACATGGATACAAACATACAGAGCGCGAAAAACACAAAATGTCTAGTGCTCGTAAACAAGTAGAAACTTTATTAAAAGACAAATGAAAGTAGGAATGATTGGATTGGGTCGTATGGGTGAGGGAATGTCTCGCCGTATGATTGCAGCAGGACATGAAGTACACGGATATAGAAACAACTATGCAAAAGCTCAAGAACAATTTGAAAAGGGTTATATCAGTGGATGTACCACTTCTCTGGAAAGCCTTGTTCAAGTAGTTCACCAAGGAACAGAAATGACAGGAAAGGTTCCTGGTATTTTCATGATGGTTGTACCAGCAGAAACCGTAGAGGACACACTCAATGAGTTATTACAGTTTTGTGTGGAGGGAGATATTATTATTGATCATGGCAATAGTAATTTTAAGGATTCTCGATACAGAGCAGAAAGGTTGTCTAAGATGGGCATCCAATATCTTGACTGCGGTACTAGTGGTGGTGTTTACGGTCTGGAGCGTGGATACTGTCTTATGGTTGGTGGTACAGATACTGCAGTATCCGTCTGCCGTCCAATCTTTGATGCACTCGCACCTGGCATCAAGGGAGCTGAACGAACCTCTGATGGAAGTTACGTTTGGTATCCTGAGGAATGGGGTTGGATGCATTGTGGTGCCGCCGGTGCTGGACATTTTGTAAAGATGGTGCATAATGGAATTGAGTATGGTATAATGCAAGCATATGCTGAAGGGTTTAATATCCTTCATGAGGCAAATGCGGGTTCACAGTATGTCAAAGAAGGAGATGCAGAGGTTGCTCCAATGGAATGTCCAGCAGACTATTGCTACGATATTAACATTGCTAAGGTGGCTGAGTTATGGCGTCGCGGTTCTGTTGTTGGTAGCTGGTTACTTGACCTTACCGCTGATGTTCTACGGCATGATCGAGAACTTAGCAAGTTCGATGGTGGAGTATCAGACAGTGGTGAGGGTCGTTGGACGGTTCACGCTGCTGTGGATCTTGGCGTACCCGCTCCTGTCATCAGTAGTGCGTTGTATTCACGTTTTGAGTCGCGCCGTCTTGGTGCTTTCGCATCCAAGATTTTGAATGGAATGAGAGCTATGTTTGGTGGTCATGACGTTCGCTGATGTCTTACTTTGGGCAGCACTACCCTTTGTATGTGCCACCCTCGCATTTGGACGATTTAAGGGTGAAATATCGTATTACGACTCGGAGGACTATGACGGAAACGGAACCGCTCACTAAGGGAATTGTTATCTTCGGTGCAACGGGAGACCTTTGTAAGAAGAAACTAATTCCATCACTATACAAACTTTGGCAGAAAAGATTACTGCCGGATAATTTTTTAATTACTGGTTGTTCTAGGAGAGATCCTGGAGTACAAATTTGGAAAGAATCTCTTGGAGAATATCCAGAAGAATTTCTTCATCATCTAGATTACGTTTCTGCAGATCTCGACAATGTTGATACTCTTTCTCACCTTCCTAATTACTTACACGACAATACGTATTTTCTATCCGTTCCTCCAGAAAGGTATGAAAATGCAATCGTCAATCTCAAATCAGCAGGAAAACTCGAAGATCCAGAAAGATCCCGTGTGGTTGTGGAAAAACCCTTTGGGTACGATTTTAAATCTGCTGATCATCTACAGTCTGTGGTTGAGCGACATCTACGCGAAAAACAAGTATATCGCATTGACCATTATCTCGGCAAAGATACTGTTAATAATATACTTGCTACTCGGTTTAGTAATATTTTGCTTGAACCACTCTGGAATCGTCAGTACATAGAAGAGATTCAGATCTTTGCATCAGAGACTATCGGATGCGAAGGTCGCTCACAATACTATGAGACTGCTGGTGCTGTACGAGACATGTTACAGAATCATATTCTGCAAGTTCTTTCATTGATTGCTATGGAACCACCTAGCAAGATGAATGCGAGGGAAATCAGACGTGAGAAGACAAAAGTGCTTGCCGCGACTAGACTAGGTACAAATCTTATCTTGGGACAATATGATGGCTACCGTAACGAAGAGGGCGTTAATCCTAACAGTGGTACTCCTACCTATTTTGCTGGGACTTTATTCGTCGATAACTGGCGTTGGGAAGGAGTTCCTTTTAACGTCATGACAGGAAAAAAACTACCATACCAATGTGTAGAGGTAGTAATCAAACTCAAATCACCACCGCTAAAATTATATGAAGGAGAAGTTAACGACCGCATCGTCATGCGTTTACAGCCTAATCCTCATCTCGATATCCGTATGGATATTAAGTCACCTGGGCTCAATGACAACTTGGAGTTGGCAACACTCACCCACGCCTATCCCCAAGACAGAGCAATCGATGGATACGAAAAACTTCTTTACGACGCCATAAATGGAAAACAATCTAACTTTGTTCACGCTGAAGAAGTTATGGAATCCTGGAGAATCGTTGATGATCTTCTCTGTACTGGTGACAAGTGTCCCGTTCGTACTGTTCCTTACATCTATACTGGCGGGTGGGGTCCACAATACAAAACAGAACAAATAACAAATTGGGATTATCCAGCATGAGCATATTGTTTGTATTTGCTTTTATTTTATTGCTTATTTCTGCCATGGAACTAACATGGCCAATTAGACATAGGAAATAGAGATGCATCACGTTCAACTGTTCGTTAGACATGTTATGCAAACCCCTTGGTGCCTTGGCGTCATGGGGTTCTTCCTTGTGTTTGTTCCTATCATTGGAATGCACCTTGTACATAAATATGGCTGGGAACACTGGGAACCTTTCGATAGGAGTCACAAATGAACCCCGTAATACTAATTGGTTGTTTTACACCACTAGTTATTATTTTTATAGTGATGAAAATTGCAGTTTGGGTATCTGCTGTCAATGCTGAATCCGATTATGTCAGAAAAGAACCTTTACGAAAACGAGGACCCTATCTGGAGAACCCGTATGCAGATGTTGATGAAGAAGAAGAGGAATATGGAGATCGCACAGACTATAGATGATGCTCTTTATGAGTGGTATTCTGAAAAGGGTCGTCCAGTTCCTCAATGGAAGAAAGAAAAACAACAATGGTGGATTGATTATCTAATCAGTTTAGGGATAGACCCCAGGAATCCATAGTGTATAGAGAAAAACATCTTCAACAGAAATCAGATGAGTGTGCTCGCCTTTGGAGGGAGTGGGAAACTCTGTGGCGAAAAAAGCATTAGGTGCGCCAGACGCTAGAAGAGCCTGGTGTAAGTGTTGTGATGAATTCAGTATAATGTGTCATCATGAAGCTACAACGAACCCTAGATATAAAGACATGAAGTATCAATGGAATGAACCTCCTCCTCCGCCCCCTAGAAAATCCAAATGATCCTGTGTGGAGTGTGATAATAAGTATTATCATTCTTCTTATAGGAGTTGCCTGGGTTATTAGATATATACTATTAGTTGACGAAAGAGAATCCCATGGGAGCAATGACACCACCAAGTCGTAAGTCTTGTTACAATTTTAGAGTAATTGAAATAAATAGAGTCGTCGATGGCGATACTATCGATGTCACAATTGATCTCGGTTTTGACCTTTATAAAAAGGAGAGAGTTAGAGTTGCTGGTGTTGACACACCAGAAAAGAGAACAAGAGACGCAGAAGAAAAGGAGCTTGGAATCGATGCAACGAATTGGCTCAAAGAGAAGTTGGATGGTGCCATTTCTGGGGACGACGATCTTATTATCCGTACTGAGCTTGTTGGCGGTATGGGCAAGTACGGCCGCCTCCTCGGTTGGCTCTATATCGGTGACGCCCAGTTGTCACTCAATGAACAAATGATTGACGAAGGTTACGCTTGGTCTTATGATGGCGGTACGAAGCAAAAGAATTTTGAAGAGCTTCGTGAAATCCGTCGATCAAAAGGAACACTTTTATGAATGAAGACTGGCGTTACAGTGAAGAGAGAATGGATGTAAGAACTCAAGGTCTTAACATTCTTCTCAAAAGATTTGGATCTGAAATTTGTTCGGATGGATCTCCCAGATATTCCAATAGAAGCATTTATGAATGTATTCATGACTGGGTTTCTCAGGGAAACAAAGATACAGAAGGACTGATCAGATATTACATTTCCCATTACGCTTGACAACCAGCTAAAATGCCCCTATAATATAGGGGTACTAAATATGGAAGGGTGGTCGAGTGGTTTATGGCACTGGTCTTGAAAACCAGCGAGGGTGCAAGTCCTCCGTGGGTTCAAATCCCACCCCTTCCGTTTGCAAATATGCTGACATGAGAATTAATTTGTGGTACTCAACTAGTATGAAACAATGGAGATGGACACTTAGTAATGACAAAAATCAGATGCATCAAGAATCTGGACAACAACCGTTTCTTAGAGATGCAATGAATGATGTTGCTAACACCGTAGAATACCTTCTTGAATGTGAACAAAATGATTAAAACTATTGTTGCTTTCTCTGCTCTTGCCGTAGGATTTTCATACCCATCAAAACCAACAACACCAACACCAGAGATTCAACCTCTCCCAGTAATTCCTTACGAAGCGTCCTGGAAGTGTGAGGATTGCTCTCCCGAAGAACAGTATGTCCTCGAACAACTCCAAGAACACACCAAGATTACCGATCGCAATTCTCTTGCAACGATCCTTGGTAATATTAAACAAGAGTCTAACTTCCGTGCCAACGTATGCGAGGGAGGGGCTAGAGTTTCTTACGGGAATTGCCATAGCGGTGGTTATGGTCTTATTCAGTGGACCTCAATAGGTCGATATAATAACCTCGGTAAGTTCTGTACTAAATATGAATGTGACCCCAGTTCATTGGAAGGTCAAACTCGTTACATGATTAACGAAAACATTTTTCAACGGTATCTTCCAGAATTTGAAGGAAGAGGTCGTACAGTATCTCAATATATGGTCCCAGCATATTATTGGTTAGGGTGGGGTATTAAAGGAAATCGAGAACTGTATGCTTATGACTATGCTAAAAAACTTGTATGGAATTAAGTGAGTGTCAGTTTGGTGGTCTTGACAGAGAACCAGTCAACGTGTTAAGATTACTAAGTGAACTTGAGGGTTCTTACCAACTCCTCAAGTACATGGGTTTCCGAGAAGATATGGATACCCTTGATGAGATGAAGAAAAGGTATTACAAACTTTACTTCAAACTTAACAAGACTCAATAGCTCAGCTGGATAGAGCAACTGCCTTCTAAGCAGTCGGTCGTAGGTTCGAATCCTACTTGAGTCGTAGAACGTCAGCCTTCCAAGCTGAATGTCGTCGGTTCGAGTCCGATATCCCGCTTAACGGACTGGAATACATCCGTGCTCACATCTCCGAGAAAAAAAAGAATCGGAACAACAACCCATGTGAGAGAGAGGTGGGATCCCTCTTGGTGCCTCCCCTGCTGACGAGCAGGGGATATTTCCCTGCTCGAATAACTCAGCGGTAGAGTGTCTCCTTTACACGGAGAGGGTCGGGGGTTCGAATCCCTCTTCGAGCATTAGTATACTACATACTATGAACAAAGAAAAAATTAAAGACAATCTACAAGACATCCATTTAGAACTAGCCTACCTAAGAGCTATGATAGAAAATGTTAGTAATCAGATGCAAGAACTGCGGGAAGAAATTAGAGGCGCACCCAACTCAACTAAGGAGTTGCCAGTGCCCGAACTTTACGAGCATCCGTGGTACAAATATAAGCGGGAACTCATTGGACTTAGTGGAAATAGTAACTAATCCTAGAGAGAAAAAACTTCCATATCTAAGTAAACGTGATATGGAATTTCAAGAAAATAGACGACAACGTAAAATTCGTAAACTTGATTTTGAAGAACGATGAAAATTTTTCTAGACACTGCTAATTACAGAGAGATCTCTGACCGTTATTGTACTGGTCTTGTGGATGGTATTACAACCAATCCAACACTAGTAAAGAAGTCTGGTGCTAATTATTTTGATTTTATTCGTACTTTGTCTAGAGATTTTGCTTTTGAAAGTATCTCTGCCGAAGTTAATGGAGAAGATGCTGATGAGATGATTTCTAATGCTCAACAGTATATTGCAATTGGTTCAGAAGTTACTATTAAACTTCCTTTGACACAAGAAGGATTGATTGCATGTAAGATTCTCTCTGATGAGGGTGTAAAAACTAATGTCACTCTTTGTTTTAGTGCAGCACAATCAGTGATGGCTGCTAAAGCGGGTGCTACTTACATCTCTCCATTTGTAGGTCGCATGAATGATAACTCCTTCAGTGGTGTTGAACTTGTCCGTGCTATCTCTGGTCTCTATTGTGCTCAAGGTGTTAAGACAAAAATTCTTGCAGCATCTCTTCGTGATGCACATCATGTTTCTAGGTGCTTGATGTATGGTGCTAGTGTTGTCACACTCCCACCATCAGTATTTGATAAGATGTATAAAAATGTTCTGACTGATGCAGGACTTGCTATCTTTGAGAAGGACTTCAAAGAAATTTCTTGACAAGTGGTTGTCCCTCCACTATAATAAGGGACGTTCAACGGGGTGTAGCGCAGTTTGGTAGCGCGCCTGCTTTGGGAGCAGGATGTCGCAGGTTCAAATCCTGTCACCCCGATTACCATATCAATCTTATGGAATTTTACACTGTGGAACATTGGGAAAAGAATTGGGAAACTCTTTTTGAAAGAGTGGAGAATGGAGAGACGATAGGTATAGAGAACGAGAACGGAGATAGAGCAGTAATGGTTCCAGCGGATGATGAAATCATACGCATATACACAGAACATAACGAAGCCTCTTGAGGGACCGTCGCCTATCGGTTAAGGCCCACTGCTTATAACGGTGTGAACTGGGTTCAACTCCCAGCGGTCCTATTGGGGGATTAGCAATCTGGTGAATGCACCGAACTCATAATTCGGCTAAGGTGGGTTCGATCCCCTCATCCCCCATCAACTAAATATTTTTAGTTATGCCATTCTAGCTCAGTTGGATAGAGCAGGTCTTTTGTAAAGATCAGGTCGCAGGTTCAAGTCCTGTGAATGGCTTAGTCTCGGAACGACTCTAAAAGTGCCCTGGTCGGGATGGGTTTTACGACCCCTCGGGTTTCCAGTTTTTCCATAAAAACTGGTGGTGCGGATGGGGTAACTCCCGCCTGGTTTCTTACTTCCAGTCAAAGAGTAAGTGGTGGTGCCAAATCCCTTCCGTGTGGTTGGTTCCTATTTACAACTAAAACAAATAGGTGGCGAGCCTGCTTGGGGGATGACCTCCCCCTCCTCGCACGTATGGCGGAATTGGTAGACGCGCTGGGTTTAGGTTCCAGTGGGGCAACCCGTGAAGGTTCAAGTCCTTTTACGTGCATTATTCTTTAATTTGAATATTATGAAAAAACTATTATTGGCTCTTATGTTGATGACAAGTCCTGCACTTGCAGATCATCAAAAGGGTCATATTAAAGGATACAACTCTATGGATTCTATGGGTTGTATGTTACTCCGAGAGTGTACAGATGGAGTCGAACAAGTCAATAATCTTCTGGATATTTCTAGTCGTTATCCCAACACTAGTGATTTTACTTTTGCTTCTTACGAGTTCAACCGAATGCTCGGTGCTCTTGAGCAGGTCGGAGTTAAAGTGTTTTTAGCAGATGAAAAATATTTTCCACCCGAACATCGTGGAGTCTATCATACTGTTAGTAATAACTTTTTCCTGAACAAAAAATACATGGGTAAACCTAATGTATTGATGCAAGTGATGCGTCATGAAGGTTGGCATGCTGCACAGGATTGTATGGCTGGAACTATTGAGAATAGTTTGATTGCTATTATCAAACCTGAGGATGAAGTTCCTATGATCTGGCGTGTTATGGCAGAACGAACCTACCCTGAACATGCTGTTCCCTGGGAAGCGGAAGCAAGTTGGGCGGGAAGAACTGAGGGTATGACCATGGAAGCTCTTGAAGCTTGTGCTGCTGGTGAAATGTGGAAGGTCTACGAACCCACCCCACTGACCAGAAAGTATCTGGAAGAAAACGGATACATGCCTTGACAGGATCCCCTGGATCTCCTATAATACTTTTGTTCTGAACGACACATATGACATCAGATTGCCGACCATTCCTTGGTCCAGACAATACATACGAAAAACAACGTCGTTGTCGCATGGCGGATGCTATTGGTGACTATCTCTCCGATGAAGATGTAGATGCACGTCGTTGTTATGAAGAAATGCTTGCTGAAGTAGATGAGATCATCAATTATCATAAAAAAAGTCTTGGTAAAGCAAGTCGATTAAAAGAAATGATGATGGGTAATCGAGACATTAGTTTTTTTGATGATGATGAACTTGCTGCAAAATGGCAGTATGATAAAATTCTTTTGACTGAAGAGTGACTTCGGTCTTTTCTGCGAGTGTGGTGTAGCGGTAACATCCCATCCTTCCAAGTTGGTGTCACGGGTTCGATCCCCGTCACTCGCTTGTGACACTTCCAAAAGTGTCACTTTTACAACTAAAATTGAGTGATTAGTTGTATAAATATTACACCTTTTGTCATTTTATAACAAAAGGTAACAAACGGGGAGATGTCGATTCCCCTTCCATCTGCGGGTAAACATTCCGCAAGTAACTATAGGTATAACAAATGATCAAATCTGTATTCGCAGCTGTCGCTGCTGCTCCTCTTTTCGCCGGCGCTGCCCTTGCAGGTCCCTACGTCAACGTAGAGGCTAATTCTGGTTGGAGCGGTTCTAACTACACTGGAACCACCACTGATGCTCACGTTGGCTATGAAGG